AAAAATAAAGTGTCGGGTAGGGTTTGGTAGGCCGGAAACGGTTCGAAGAAGCCGGGCCCGGGGGATTGAAGGCCCCGAAATGGAAAACAAAAGAAGTATGCACAGGGCAGGTTTTATAATTGAGGAGATTGTGGAGTCCTCCAATATGACGGAGTCTTTCCGTCAGGTCCTTCGCGGCAGAAGGCGTAAACGCAGCCGCCAGGGACGCTACCTGCTTGCGCATAAACCCGAGGTGTTGGAGGAATTGACCGCGCGTATCTCGGACGGTACTTTCCGTGTGAAGGACTACCGTGAGCGCGAGATTTTCGAGGGCGGCAAGCTGCGCCGTATCCAGGTAATCCCTATGTATGACCGTATTGCCGTACACGCCATCATGGCGGTGGTGGACTGCCATTTGCGGAAACGTTTCATCCGTACCACCTCCGCCAGTATCAAGAAACGGGGGATGCACGACCTTTTAGCGTATATCCGCCGTGACATGAGTGAGGACCCTGAAGGGACGCGGTACTGTTACAAGTTCGACATCACCAAGTTTTACGAAAGCGTGAAGCAGGATTTCGTGATGTATTGCGTGAACCGGGTGTTCAAGGACAAGAAACTCATCGCCATGCTTGACAATTTTGTCCGGCTGATGCCTGACGGGTTGAGTATCGGCCTGCGTAGCTCGCAGGGCTTGGGTAATTTGCTTTTGTCTGTGTTTTTGGACCATTATTTGAAGGACAGGTATGCCGTGCGTCATTTCTACCGCTATTGTGATGACGGCGTCGTACTGGGTAAAACGAAAGCGGAACTGTGGAAGATTCGTGATGCCGTCCACGGGCGCATGGAGTGTGCCGGTCTCCTGGTGAAGGGGAACGAGCGCGTGTTCCCGCCGGGCGAGGGCATCGACTTTCTGGGGTATGTGACTTTCGGTGCGGACCATGTCCGCCTTCGCAAGCGCATCAAGCAGAAGTTCGCCCGAAAAATGCACGAGGTAAAATCGAGAAGGAGGAGGCGTGAGCTGATAGCGTCGTTCTACGGGATGGCCAAGCACGCCGACTGTCATACGTTGTTTAAAAAATTAACAGGCAAAGACATGAGATCATTTAAAGACTTGAACGTTTCCTACAAGCCGGAGGACGGCAAGAAACGTTTTCCCGGGGTGGTGGTAAGCATCCGGGAGCTGGTGAACTTACCGATTGTGGTGAAGGACTTCGAGACGGGCATCAAGACCGAACAGGGCGAGGACCGCTGTATCGTGGCCATTGAGATGAACGGTGAACCGAAAAAGTTCTTTACCAACAGCGAGGAGATGAAGAACATCCTCTTGCAAGTGAAGGATATGCCCGACGGCTTCCCGTTCGAGACCACCATCAAGACGGAAACCTTCGGCAAGGGTCGAACTAAATACATATTTACATGAAACGGGTAGAAGGAACATCCGGGATAAAACTGATCGAGTGCGTGAGCCCGGCACGCAACAGATGGCGCATCCGCTGGGATGTACAGGAACGTGAGGACGGATCCGCCTCCTACATGGAGGAAGGCTTTGTCGGCAGACCTCACATGGATACTATAAAGTCCGTCATTACAGACTGGTGTAATGAGCAAATTGACCGTGAGATACTTTCCGGTTTTCTCTATGAAGGTATGCCGGTATGGCTGTCAAGTGAAAACCAGTTCAATTATAAGGCAGCGTATGATCTGGCCGTACAGACTGGTGGTGCTACGCTTCCCGTGACATTCAAGTTCGGTACGGATGAGGTTCCCCAATATCGGGAGTTCGTCACACTGGAGGAACTGACCGATTTCTACACGAAAGCCATGAAGCATGTTCAGGACACGCTGTCTGACGGCTGGAGGAAGAAAGACGCTTTTGATCCGGAGAAGTACCGGGTGGAATAAATCCTTCGGGGGAGGATAAGAAAAAAGCCCCCGGCCTGTTAAAAAGTAACGCCAATCACTTTTATAAACATGAAACGCCAAACCGCGCGACCGGGGGCAAATACCCTCTGTCACGGTTTGACGTTTTTTTTGTTGTCTAAAAAATGATTGGCGATGCAAAGATATAATTTTTTTGTTGTATGAAAGTGATTGAGATATTAAACTTTAACCGGGAGCTGTTGAAAAGGCTTCAGGCGGCCGGCATCCGTCTGGAAGATGCCCGGTATATCGACCTGTACGCGGACTATACCCGCCTACTCGATCAAGGTGAAAAAGTCTCGTATGCTGTGGCCGTATTGTCCGAAAAGTATTCGGTGAGCGAACGTAAGGTTTATGCCTTGGTGAAACGATTCCAGAGCGACTGCAAGACGCTTGCAGTGTGAACGGGTTGTTTTATGTCGTAGGGAGTGCCGTTTCCCCTTATCTTTAGGGTGTTTCAAATTTAGAAGGAGGAAATGGCTATGAACAAGTATTACCGTATCCTGGACAAGATTCTTGCCACGGGAAAAACACAGACCAACAAGAAGGGAAATATACAATACCTTCTGAACGAGCAGCTGTCACTGACACCGGCGGACCTGCTTGACATATTCGAGGGGCATAATATCGCCCGCAAGAAGCTCCGCAGCGAGTTGCAGTTATTTATGCAGGGTGAGCGCAACGTGGAGAAGTACCGGGAGGCCGGCATCAACTGGTGGGACTATTGCGGCTCCATCCTGGTGAACAGTTACCCGACCTATTTCGAGAAGCTGCCTCCGTTGATAGCGAAAATTAACCGGGAGAGGCGCAACAGCAAGAACTACGTGCTTTTTCTGGGCGAAACCGGTGCCGAGAGCAACCAGGCACCCTGTTTGAGTCTGGTACAGTTCCAGTTAGATGGCGGTGAACTGGTTCTGTCCGCCTACCAGCGCAGCAGTGACGCAAACCTCGGGCTACCTTCCGATATTTACCACCTGTACCTGATGGCGCGGCAGATAGAACTTCCCTTGAAGTCGATCACTCTCTATCTGGGCAATGTACATATCTACGAGAATAATATCCCGGGCACCCGTGCGCTGATCGCCGGTGACGAGACGGTCCGCTTCGGGTTGAACGTGTAGTTTGCTGTATATGTCTTGCAGCGGGAACAGTTCATGTTTCCCGCTGTTTTTCGTTTATTCTGTGGACCTTTGCGGCCGTTTTAAAGCAGAATGAAATGAGAAAGATGTATTTGTCCGCCCCGCTTCCTTTCGTGGGGCAGAAACGCATGTTTGCGAGGGAATTTATCAAGGTGCTGGGACAGTTCCCGGACAGCACCGTGTTTGTGGACTTGTTTGGCGGCTCGGGCCTGCTGTCACATATTACCAAATGTGTCAGGCCTGATGCCACCGTTGTGTATAATGACTTCGACAACTACCGCTGCCGACTTGTAAATATCCCGGCCACCAATGTGCTGTTATCCGATTTGCGTCGGATAGCTGAAGGGGAACCCAGAAATAAACGTATAACCGGGGAGGCCCGTGAAAAGGTGTTCGCCCGTCTTGAAAGGGAGGAGAAGGAACGTGGCTATGTGGACTATATTACGCTGTCCTCGTCCCTGCTGTTTGCCATGAAGTACGTGCTCTCTTTGGAAGATATGAGGAAGGAGACACTTTACAATAATATCCGGCAGACAGACTATCCCGAAGCAAAGGATTATTTGGAAGGGCTGACTATAACCGGCGAAGACTACAAGGAAGTGTTCAAACGTTACAAGGATGTTCCGGGTGTGGTGTTTCTGGTTGATCCGCCGTATCTCTCCACCGAGGTGGGTACTTACAAAATGTATTGGCGTTTGGCCGATTACCTGGACGTGCTGACCGTTTTGAAAGGGCATCCGTTCGTGTACTTCACCTCGAACAAGTCCTCCATCCTGGAATTGTGTGACTGGATAGACCGGAACCCGTTCATCGGTAGCCCGTTCAAGAACTGCCGGAAAGTGGAGTTCAATGCGCACATGAATTATAATTCCAAATACACAGACATGATGCTGTACACAAAGCCGGATGAAGTGCCGGGTATAGCAGTTTAACACTGCATAAAGATAGTGAATTATTTTGAATCTGCAATGGCTTCAAATGATATTTTAAGGTCGTTCAAAGAGAGTTCAAGTGAAAGACAAACGGTGGGCTTTGGTCGTGCAGAATAGGACCGCGCTCACCGTTTTTCTTGTACGCGTCGTTTTTGTACTTTTTGAAACGCATCGTTTTTGTTAAGCGGCACGTCTGGTTTTTCCGGATTTAGGTGAAAGTTCACTTTGGAGTTCTATATCTAATGGTAAAATAGTAGAAGGTGGATTGTCATTGATGCCTGTACAGGCTATTATTGAAGATTATTACTCTGGACATTTGACTGCTGGTAAAAAGCCGATTATATATATGATATCCAGCGCAGGAATTAATGCCCAGTGTCAAATATCCTGTGTGCCGGGAAAAGAAAAACAATTAGTTGATTATCTTAAGAAATGCAGGGAAGACATATATAACTCTAATGAGTTCGATTACCGTTGGCTAAAAGATGATATTAGGGTACTGTATCAGGACGACCGCCGCATTGCAACTGTCTTCACCCTTTTTGCTACTATCTCTATATTTGTTTCCGCTTTGGGATTATTTGGTCTTTCGTTATTTGATATCCGCCAGCGATATCGGGAAGTAGCCATCCGGAAAGTGAATGGTGCCCGGCTCAGGAATCTTTATTCCATCCTGTTCCGCAAATATATATGGATTATAGG